TTTAGTCAATTATTATAACAATAACTCACAATATGAAGATTTAAAAATTATGAAAGTTATGTTTAATGATGAAGTTGTTGCCTATACTAGATTCAGAGAATTTGAAAAAGTACTATTAGGATTAGAAACCGCAATGGTTCAAAATTTAAATAAATTTTCATTAGGTAAAGACTGTATTCTATTACTCAGTAATTATGGGAAACTTTATGATAAAAATTTTCTATACATTTACGAATCATACGAAAATTATTTTCCCTACAAATTAGAAATAACAGGGGCCGAATACTGGGAGGGAGAAAAATGGATTACGTCACAATATTTATAGAGTATAATGTCAGAAAATTTAAAAAAAATTAAAACCACGATTGAAACTTTAAAAGGGTTTGATAAAGTATTGTTTTTGACTTGCTCAAACAGATACAAAGATATATTAGAAACACAAACGCCAAAATCCACTATTTTAGCCGAAGTAATTTCCCAAAAATTAGATAATGTAACGATTATAAATGTTCCTGATTTAAACATTTATCCGTGTGAGGGCAATGTATCGAGAGAAGATGGTAATAAATGTGGATTAAAAGAAGCACTACTCAAAGACGAAGAAAAAAATCCATCGGGATATCATAGATGTTGGGCATCAATACACAATCCCGACGATGAACTTTGGAAAATTTCAAAAGAATTATTTGAATCAGATTGTGTCGTTTTTTTTGTTTCTACAAGATGGGGAAATGCAAATATGTTTTATCAGAAACTAATCGAAAGATTAAATTGGATAAATAATAGATTTGTACCTGGTAACGAATCTAATATAATTAAAGACGTAAATTCAGGATTAATTTGTATAGGTCAACATTATTATTCTGATAAGATTGTTGAATTACAAAAACAAATACACGACTACTTTGGTTTTAAAGTTAATGACGATTTGTATTGGTCTTGGATGGCAGAAGATATTGATTATGGAAAAGAGACATATAAAGGTTATTTTGAAAGTTATCCTGAGTTCTTTAAAGATTTTAAAATAATCAAAACTTCTTAATAAAACTCACAAAAAAGTTTAAGGGGTTTTGTGGACCTTGAGGGACTTGAACCCCCGACCAATTGATTATGAGTCAACTGCTCTGACCAACTGAGCTAAAGGTCCAATATTGGTGCACCCTGAAGGATTTGAACCTCCGACCCCTTGGATGTAAGCCAAGTGCTCTCCCGCTGAGCTAAGGGTGCAATTTGTACCGAAGGTGGGACTCGAACCCACACACCGTGAAGTACTGGTTCCTAAGACCAGCGTGTCTACCATTTCACCACTTCGGCAAGTTACAGGATATCGCTTAACCTGTGGTGATTGTACACTTCACCTTCTTCCCTTGCGGTACTACGATTTTTTTTGTGACCCCGTCGGGACTTGAACCCGAAACCCCCTCATTAAAAGTGAGGTGCTCTAAACCAATTGAGCTACGAGGTCATTACGGCTCAAAGGTAGGGAATTTACGGCTCAAATATCACTCTTTTTGAGCCGTATTTTCTTCTTTGTTGAGCTGATTCTTTAATCCGAACTTACTATTAACCATAAAATCATCCCAATCTTTATAACCCTTTTCTTGAGCATAAACATCGTTTTTCTTTCTCCGATATTCCTTTACATTTTCAGGGTCTCTCATTTCTTCCGAATCTTTAAAACCAAGAGATTTTGCACACTCGGATTCACACCATCCATGAGAACCGATTTCAATGTTTATTGGTAAATCAGTTTCCAAAGACTCAATGAAATCCTCAAATTGATTTGCCGCTACAAATGGCATCGTGTAGATACCCTCACTAACCGCGTATCCTGACTCATCTTCACTATCAAAGATTTCAATCCTACCCATTCGGTATTTTTCACCCATAAGTGAAAAGATACCATAACCAACAGTTGAGTAACTAAACCTACCAGGGTTGCTAACACCATTCATATCAACACAACCAGGGTTTGTCTCAATATAACCGGCAAGTTTATCCGCCAACTGCTCATCCGTAAGTTCTTGACCCTCGGCTCTCCTACGGATGTTTTGGAGAAACCATAACAGGTCTTTCCTGTTTATTTTCATATATCGTTCAATTTTATTTAATTTATGACTCATTTTAAGTGTTTTTGACCGATAATCATTACTCAAGTGACCTGTATTGTAGCTTCGGGTGGATTTGAACCACCGACCCTCTCCGTATGAAAGAGATGCTCTACCCCTGAGCTACGAAGCCATTAACTAAAGTCAGTTGAAGTTGAAACACGGAGACCCTCAATGTACTCCTCGTGTTTACGGTCACCCCAAACGTTACGTTCAGGATTTTCCTTGTGGTAACTTTCAATGTCCCAACCTTCTTCTTGACCCCACTCTAAAGCCATTTTGATGAATTCTTCGGTATCCATCAACTCACCATATTCATCCACAACCCTACCATCACGAATAAACTTGAACAACTCTTCCTTGGTCTTGTAGAACTTGTTGGAATTCCAATTCCATAGAAACTTCCAACCACTACTTCGTTTACCTAAATGAATATTTGCTTCGTAAGTGAATTCATCCCACGGATTTAACTTAGACCAAGAATCTTTAGGGTCTTCAATGTCCCTGAAATTACGCTCAATCAAAGATGGATTAATCCAATCCAAATGAGCAACACGGTCGTGTAATTTTTGGTATCGTTCCGTCATCTCCTTAGACTTCGGAATCCTGTAGTAGTTAGTTCCCATGATTTTAAATTTTTTAGTGGGGGTAGATGGACTCGAACCACCGAACCAATTAAGGAGCTGATTTACAGTCAGCCGCAATTGCCACTATGCGATACCCCCATTATTTTACATACACATACTCCAACCCAAACTGTTTTGGGATTGATACTGCGAGTAAGTGCAGCGACGCATTGACTTATAGTCAGGACGTAGTTGACTGTATGTCGGGTTTTTTGATTCCCATTCTTTACGCTCATTTACAACTCTGCGGTATGCCTCTTTTTTTGAAGGAGCCCATACATCGTTGAATCCACCACTAGTCCAATTAAACAAGTAAAGGTATTCACCTTGTGCGTTCCTGTACAATTTTTCTTTCTGTTTCATACTTCAAAGATACAACACGTTTTTTAATTACACAAATATTTTTTTAGCACGGGTGGAGAGATTCGAACTCCCAACAACGGTTTTGGAGACCGGTATGATACCCTTTCACCACACCCATGTATTGTGATTCCTGAGAGACTCGAACTCCCACATCTTCTCGTCCGTAGCGAGATGTTTTATCCAATTAAACTAAGAAACCATTGTTACCCCCCAGAGATTCGAACTCCAATTAAGTGGACCAAAACCACTTGTCCTGCCGTTAGACGAGAGGGTAATATAGTAGGCAATGCAGGACTTGAACCTGCGACCCCCTGAGTATCAGTCAGGTGCTCTAACCATCTGAGCTAAGTGCCTATGTATTGTGGAAAGGATGGGAATCGAACCCATATCTTCGGATTTTCAGTCCGACGCGTGCTGACCAACTGCGCTACCTTTCCGATTTGGCTACCAATATGTCAAAGAACTCTACAAAGTTAAAACAAAAAACCCGAACTTTTTGAGTTCGGGTTCACGATTTTTAATCCTTGTTGAATTTACATGAGAATACCCGAACTAGCAATATTACGCTGATACCACTTATCACAAATGGCTACAAACGCAAAATTCATAATGAGTTCAAAATTAGTTTTCATGTCTTTATAATTATACCACAAATATACAAAAGTTTTTTAACTTGTCAAATTATTTTTCTTCTTTACCATATTCTCGGGCTAATTTAAGGGCGATACCCACAAACCAACCACCCATGAACCCAAATAATATTGGATAATTATTATTAACCAAAAGGATAATGACACCCATTATGGCAATTATATTGGCGTAGAAATATTTTGTGAATTTAATCATTCCCAATAAGATTCATCAATGAAATTCTCTAATTCATTGAGTTTAGTTTCCAAGGAATTCATGTCTTGTTTTAATTCACTGTTTTCTTTTTTCAACTTTTCATTCTCTTGTGAAACAACTTTTAAGTCATACAAACACATGGCCAAACAAAAAATTAAGAATAGAATTAAGAAAATTGAGGATTTGTTTTTCATTAGATGATTTTGTCAGTTATATCTATCTCTCCATTAATTATCTTAGCAATACGGTTTTTTGCCCTATCACTTATGGGAATTGAGTTTCCTTCTTCATCAATTCTTACAAATTTTATATTTGTTCTCAATATCACTTTTTGTTCCCCAGTATAAACATTGTGAACCCGACACTCCATATACATTGTTATTGATGTTGTCCCGACTTTATGAGGTAAACCATAGATTTTAATTAATGAACCTTCTTTTGCAGGTCTCTCAAAAAAACATTTATCAATTGATATTGTCACCATTCTTGGTGTATCACAGAGTTGCATTGCGTAACCCGCTGCTGCCGAGTCAATCCACGCAAGCATCTTCCCACCAAATAAATTTCCGTGAAATCCTAAGTCTGATTTTTTAATCGGGTGTGTATTGAGTAGTTCCATGATGTTTTGTATATGTTGTGTGAATGGGATTTGAACCCATGACCTTGATTGTATAAGAATCCTGCTCTTACCAACTGAGCTATCACACAAAATTTTGTACCGATGGCCGGACTCGAACCGGCACGGACACTACTGTCCAAGGGATTTTAAGTCCCTCGTGGCTACCTTTACACCACATCGGCATTACACTACAAATATATGTTAAATTTTTGAGAGTCCAAACGATTTAGAAAGTTTCTTCAAAAAAAGTATTGGTGTGTTGTCCTTCAATGTTTTCGGTATAAAACAATGTGAAAGTACCTTTACTAACATCAAACACACCCGAACCTTGACTACCCTCGTTGATTTCCCATCCACCAGGTAACTTATCATACATATAATCTTTACAACTTTCAGGTGCACTATCTGTACTAAAATTTGTTGTCATATCATCTTCAATATACCCTGAATCACCACCACCACTGAAATCTAAGGTTGCCGTGATTATTTCATCATCCATTGATTTTAAATCATTAATACACTCAGCAAGTCTTGTATCTCCGTCAACTTCCCATTCTTCAATTTGTTCATCGCCAGCGCCATAATAATCTGCCCATACTGTTGCAGATACTTCTGAAATACCAAAGTTGAACCTTAAATACATACCTCCCTGACTAAACTCATCATCACCAGGAAAATTTTGCCATACATCTTCAATTTTGTCTTTGAGCTCTCGGTTGTAAAATTCCAAAATTTTAACGGCAATTGCTTGAGGTACTTGTATATTTTCATTATAATAACCTCTACCACTTGTTGATGTAAAAAAATCAACCTCAACATCGGTAGCGGGACTGTACTCATATTCAAATGAGAATTCTACTTCGTCAATTCCAAGACTCAACGAATATTTTTTTAAGTATTTAAATGCTTTGCTTTCTTCAGGTGTAATCATGTTTATAAATATCAGTCGGTAAAACTCAACTTCAGAGTTTTAACCATCCAAACTGGTTTTTTTTCCAAATTTAGACCATTTATCCATTCTTTGGCTGATGGTATGTACCCATTACAGTCTTCTTTTACATGTTGTTCACCAACATAACGAGTATAAACCGTTTTACCGTCTGAGTTCACAAAACTTTTACCGAACTTGTTTTCAAGTTCAAAAATACCTTCAGAATGGTGGCGAAACATTCTGTGTAATGAATCGCCAAACCATCCTTTGGTTTCATCCAACCATTGGTGGATGTGGTCATAGTCTTCAGGTTTACCACCAAACTTGTGGGCAGAAGATTTACTGTGCTCTAGTGGATGTGCCATGACCTATTTCTCTGATTTCGTAAACACTTGAGTGAGTGGTGTTGTTTTGGAAAAGTTCTCTAATCTTTTCTGCTTGCTCAAGAGTTTCAAATTCAATGGATTCACCCTCACTATCATTTACAATGACAGTCTTTTTTTCTCCATTCCAGTCTATGTGTTTTAAAATAACGTATACCATATTAATAAATTAGTTTTTCCATGTCAATTGAGTGTCTATTCAATATTTCATAAAATTTGTCTCGTACCTCAACGTATCCTTGATACTTCTCATCTGAAAGACTATCAGGAGAATATTTGACCAATTTTCGTAATTCCTCCTCAAAATCATTAATCATCAAACACAAGTCAAGAGCTCTAATTGCACGCATATGAGCTACTTGGTCATCAAACTCATTTAAATCAAATTTTAATATTGCTTCCATAGTTTAAAAAAATTGGTCGGGAAGACAGGACTCGAACCTGCAACCCCCTGGTCCCAAACCAGGTGCGCTACCACTTGCGCCACTTCCCGTTGTTAATACAAAGATAAAAATTATTGTGTGAAAATCAAATACTAACCACCCTTTTTAAGGGAGATTGGTTCTTTTCATCAAGTAACTGAATGAAAAATCTACCATATACTTCTGACCTATCCGATTTCGGATTCTTATTCATGTAGTCACATGTTACATCTCTCCAAAGTTCAAAAAACCCATACTCATGGGCCTTGAAACCGTAATATTCTGAAAGTTCTTCGTTAGTCATGGTAATAATATGTATCTGTTGTTTATAAAAAGTTAATCTTGATTTAACAAGAATACAAATATACTATAAAAATCATTTGGTTCCAAACAAATTTTTACTATATTTATGATTATGTTCAATTATTGGAATACATTTTTACATCATCTTGGTACACTAATTTCAAATTATAGTGCATCGGATGAGCACTCTGTATTTCGGACCCATGAACGCATAAAATAAACGGAAAAAAGTGTTAAGGGGTCATTTGACCCCTTTTTTATTATTATTAAAAGAATTATATTTGTGTTATGCAACAAGTGTTGGTATTAAACTATGACTACACCCCTTTGAACGTTACATCGCTTCAAAGAGGATTTGTATTGGTGGATAAAGGAAAAGCTGAAGTCATCAAACAAGATGAGAATCCTATCGTTACAACGTATAAGACATACGTACGCCCACTTATTATCCGTTTGCTTCGTTATATCAATTACCGTAGTTCCGGTATTAGTGTTAACCGTCATAGAATCTTCAAAAGAGATGGACACCAGTGTGGATATTGCGGTTCTACTCGTGATTTAACGATTGACCACATTCAACCTCGTTCAAGAGGGGGTCGTAACACTTGGACCAACTTGGTAACTTGTTGTTCAAAATGTAATTTAAAGAAGGGTAATAAAACACCCGAAGAGTCTCGTATGATACTAAGAGTTAAACCAACTCAACCAACATTTATTAACGACTACGATGGGTTAAATAATCTATGGGATGCTGTTAATCAATCTTTTCTTTCTAACTAAAAAACTTACTTTTTAAAAAAAATATTATGGAATCACAAAATAATGAACTAACTCAAAACGACTTATTAAACGCATCTATTGTGTTCTCACAGGCAATCTCTCTTATGTTGGATAATGGCCAAGGTATTATCGTTGATATTTTACCTGAAATGGGAATTGTTCTTCCTGAAGAAACTGATAAAGTTGCGGTATTCAAACTTAACAACGCTGTTCACATTCAAAAGTATGATGGTGATTTAGAAGCTGGCACTTCGGTTAACATTAACGAACCCGAAGAAGAAACCCAAGAAAATCAAGAAACCCAAGAAACTCAAGAATGATAGTATTAGGTTTTTCTGTCGGTCACGACAAAGGAGCTGCACTTATCAAAGATGGTGAGGTTCTAATTGCAATTACTCAAGAAAGATTATCTCGGGTAAAAAATGATGGTGCATATCAAGGTGGTGTAATTCCCTTGGATTCAATTTTATATTGTTTGAATGAATACAAATACACCCTTGATGATGTTGATTTGATTGTCTACAGTACAACTGAAGTTACTGATACAACTTATGAACAACTTCAAAAGTTTTGGAATCTACCAAGAAAGAAGTTGATTCATATTCCACACCACTTGGCTCACGCTTATTCAACATTCTTTTCATCAGGAATGGAAGAATCTGCAATCATAGTGGCGGATGCATCAGGAAGTATTTTGAATTCAGATAATCAAACAAAAAATTGGTATCCTGAAGAATACGAAAAAGTTTTAAGTGGACAACAAGACTTGACTGAAGGTATTTCACTTTACCATTTAACCAAGTCAGGTTACACTGAAGTCTATAAAAAATGGATTATATCTCCTCCCGATATTAACACTAATGAATGTACTTCGGTTGGTACCATGTATTCTGAAGGTTCAGTTCAACTTGTTTATGAACCAAGAACCCAAACTTGGCCCGCAGGTAAACTGATGGGACTGGCATCATACGCCAATCAAGATATTGTGGATGAGGCACCAAAATTTGCCCATTGGACTGATTCAACTCAAACCGATATTTGCATCCCAAATAATACAATCTACCCAAATGTGACTTGGAAATCTGACTTCTTCTCAAGGGCTTGTGTTGCGGGAATTTATCAGAGAGAACAAGAGAGAATTTCTGTTATGTTATCTGAATTAGCAAAAAAATTAACAAAATCAAACAATGTTTGTACTGCAGGTGGTTCTTTTTTAAATTGTAATTCAAATGAACGAATCTTAAAATCAGGTCTTTACGATGGTTGTTTCTTTTTACCACCGTCAGATGATAGTGGAATCCCATTAGGTTGTGCATGGTATGCATATCAACAAGTTGCGGATATTGAAAAGACGGAAATGATTTCCCCTTATTTAGGTAAAACATATTCTGAGGAAAATTTCCTAAAAGCATTAGAAGATTTCCCAAACTGTGAAGCAACCCATTATCCAAATTTTGATGATTTAGTTGAATTTATCTCAGATAAATTAGTTAACAATAGAGTTATTGGTTGGTATCAAGGTGGTTCTGAAATTGGTCCAAGAGCTCTTGGTAATAGGTCAATCATCTCATCTCCAATACCTCATTGGATGAAAGACCATATCAATCATGATATTAAATTCAGAGAGTGGTATCGTCCTTTTGCACCCGCAGTATTGTTTGAACATCAAAGTGAAATTTTTGAATTAGATACCTACTCACCACACATGTTGGTTACCAGTCAAGTTAAACCTGAATGGTGGGACAGAATTCCTGCCGTTACTCACATTGATAAATCCGCAAGATATCAATCAGTAACAAAGGACAATAATCCAAGATTTCATCAAATAATTTCTTCATTCTATAACAAAACAGGGGTACCCGTATTGTTGAATACAAGTTTCAATGGACCGAGAGAACCTATTGTTGAAACCCCACATGATGCCATTAGAGCTCTTCACAACTGTTATTTAAATTATCTTGTTATAGGAAATTACGTTATAGTTCAAAATAGATAGTATGAGCACAATCTACGGAATCTACACAGGTTACCATAGTCAATCTATCTCTTTAGTTAAAGATGGTGAAATAATAAACTGTCTTGAAGAGGAGAGAATGACCCGATTAAAAGCGGGTGATAATCACGACTGTTTACCTGAAAAGTCACATGCAAAGATTGAAGAAGTCACCGGTTTGAAATTTGAAGATTCTGATTACCGTGTTGATGTTTTCCCAAGTCATGAACCTTACACAAGTTTTATTTCTAACGGTAAACCTTATGAAATAATCTCTCACCACACAGCACACTGTGCCGGTGCCTATTTCACTTCGGGAATGGACGGTAAAGTTTTGACTTTGTCTTATGATGGTGGTGGTCATGAACACCTAATGAAAATTTTTCTATGTGAAGATGGTAAGATGTTAGAGATATTCAATCTTGAACAATCAACATCAGGAAGTTTAGCACACATTTGGGCATTTGTCACATCAGGTATTATGGGTTATGACCAATACATGCAAGGTAAATGGAAAATGTGTAAGGATGAAGGTAAGCTCATGGGTATGGCACCTGAAGGACACTACGATGAAAAGATTCATAATCTACTATCAAGTGTTATAAAGTATGAGAATTTTAATTTCTCACCTTCAGCAACCGCAGAAAAAACCAAGTTCCTCATAGATTCAATGTATCATGATGGTCTGATGAAAACACCAAAACAAAGAGAAATTATTTCATATAATCTTCAAAAACTAACCGAAGATTTAATGATTGAATTCTTTAATGATATTCATAAAAAATTTCCTGAGTACACCAAAATCGCAGTTGCCGGTGGATTGTTTGCAAATGTCAAACTAAACCAAAAGTTAAATGAATTGGATTGGTTAGACGAATTGTTTGTATACCCACCAATGGGTGATGAAGGATTGTCTTTAGGTGCAGCTCTTTGGAAATCAAATCAATTGGGTGAATTAAAAAAACCTTTGAAATTGACAAATTTTTCATTTGGTCCAAGTTATGATGAAGAATCCATTTATGAGTTCTCAAGAGAATTTGATTTCATTAGAACGGGATTAGATTATGATGAAATTGCCAAAGACATTCATTCAGGAAAAATCATCGGATGGTTTGATGGGGGTATGGAGTTTGGACCAAGAGCGTTAGGTAATAGAAGTTTATTGGTTAGACCAACTCAATTAGAGACCCATAAAGTTCTTAATCGTAGATTAAACAGGTACGACACAATGCCGTTCGCACCGATGGTCTTGGATGAGTATTTTGAAGATTTGTTTACAACCAACAAATCAAAATATTCCGCTCAGTTCATGACAATATGTTACTCAACAAAAACTGAGTGGATGGACAAAATTCCTGCGGTGGTTCAGAAATCAGATAAAACCGCACGACCACAGGTAATTACAAGTGAGAATAACCCAAAAATATATCAGTTGATGAAACAATATTTTGAATTATCGTCAATTCCCGCGATATTAAATACATCATTCAATACTCACGGAGAACCAATAATTGAAAACCCCTCACACGCCTTTAATCATTTGAAAAATAAAGTTGTTGATAAATTAGTTATAGGAAATTATGTATACCAAAATAGATGATATAAAAATTTACTATGATTTTAACGATGGTATCAAGGTTAATGTTGATGGACCTGATAACTTATATTATGTAGAGGTTAGGGAGTATCCAAAAAAGTCTCAAATAAGTAAACTTGTTCAAGGATATCACATAACAAGTAAAAACATCTACGGTCAAAAAAAGATGTTTCAACTTGATATTAAGTTTTACATGGACTTTGAAATATTAATCTACAAATATGATAGTGAGATTGGTTTATCTTTAATATGGTCTCACAGATACAATGATAGGGGTAAATTAGTTAATTTTGAAATCACAACTAATGATGAGGACGAAGCCAAATTTTGGATGTCCAAAGTTTTACAATATTCAAAAATAAGTGGGTGTAAGCCAATTATTAAAAGTAAGTTTGATAATCTAAATAAATTAACACCTAACTTTTTCAACATAGATGGTGTTGAACCTTACAAAACATATAAAATAGGTAGATTACCTAAATCATCTACAGATTGGAAAACTGTTGACGATAGATTTCAAGGAGTACTCTATTTTGGTAATTGGAAATCTTTTTGGTCATACGAACATCCTCGTTCTTGGAACGAATTAAATTCTTCTCAAATAGTTGATGACATACTTGGTTTATAGTATATTTGTACTGTAAACTAAAAATGTTAAAAATGAACTACGGTAAAGAATTTGAAAAGTATTGGGTAAATCACTTAGGTAAAGGTTCTCAGAACCTTCATAACTATCAATCACAGATTGAATCATCATTAACCCCTTATGTTTTGGAAGAAAGGGAGTTACGAGCAACTCAGATTGATATCTTCTCACGATTGATGAGAGACCGAATTCTTTGGGTTGCGGGTGGAGTTGATGACAACATGTCCACCATAGTGCAAGCACAGTTGATGTTTTTAGACTCTGTTGATTCCACGGACATCACGATGCACATCGATAGTCCTGGTGGTAGTGTAAAGTCAGGTCTTTCTATTGTTGACGTTATGGATTACATTAAATGTGATATCCGAACTGTAAATACAGGGATGGCAGCGTCTATGGGTTCTGTTTTGTTAGGTGCTGGTACCAAAGGTAAACGTTCATCATTACGTTTCTCTAAAACAATGTTACACCAAACCTCAGGGGGCGCTGGCGGTAACATCCAAGACGCTCGTATTAATTTTCAAGAATGGGAAAAGGTCAACAAAATCTTGTTTGAACTCTTGGGTTCTTACTGTGGAAAAACTGCAGAACAAGTTGAGTTAGACTCTACTCGTGACTTTTGGTTATCTGCCGAGGAAGCCGTGGAATATGGTATTATTGACGAGGTTGTTAAAACGAAAAAGAGGGGTTAAAAAACCCCTCTTTCCGAGATACAATTAGAACACCCCTTTCTGTTTGTGTTTATATCAACACGAGTCTCCTCGGAAGATTCCGTTAGGACGCAAGTTTTGTCTGCAAGCCTCCAATGTTTTTAACCAATGAGGAGAAGAAGTTACATACTGTTTTACTTAATTCTTTACTCAATGGGTCAGTAAATTGTTTTGCCGAATTTCCAACAGAGTTTCTTATAAAATCAACAACCATGTTGTTTGTGAGTTTACTACTTTGTTGTAGTTCCATAACAAACGCTTCAATTATCGCTTCCGACAATAATTTAGAAAATGCTTCACAACTTCTAAATGAACTAATTAGTTCTGATGGTCTTGATGTTAAGTAGGACACAATAACACTTGTCCAATACCAATTTTCATCAAAACCTATAAACGCTAATACCTTTCTAACTACGGGTTCTGCCAAGGTCTCAATACCACTTGAAAATATTCCACCGAAACCACCAAACAAACCTTTGAACGCAGACCATAAGTCTTGCTCTTCAATCAATCCATAAGAATTGAGTTCATTTAATTCACAAAAAAGTTGATAAGAAACAACAACTTTCTTGTCTTCGGAAAGTTTATTGTATCTTTCAAAAAAATCAGGACCTCCAATAAGTTCCTTGATTCTTGATTCAACAATAACTCTTGAGACTTGTTTGATTTCTTTTTCTTCTTGTATTTGTGTAATATGCTTACGTATGTTGGACATAATTAAGTTCTTGGTGTTCTTGGTGGATTTACTCTAATTAAAAATGCCGAATTTCTATCTACTGTGATGTAGTTAGGACTTGCCTGTCCCATTAATGCTGTAAGTTGAGCTCTTGCTTTTCTATCTAAACTAACATCTTTAAGTAGGATTGCTCTCTTAGCACAACCTTCAACATCAGATTTGAACTTATTGAATTCTGATGGTGATAGATTTGATGTTCCCTGCATAACAAATGCTGTATAGAATACCTCAATCGCGTTATTACAATATTGTCTACTATCAGTTTCAGACCTCATTCTGTCTTTAGCCGCTTGTAATTCACTACCCTTAACTTTTTGTTCTCCTTCAACTTTGAGATAGATTGTTACAGGGTAATCAAATGGATTATTTGATGCCGGATTAATAACAATTTCTTTAAACCCAATTTGATTAATTTGTGCCTGATTAGCGTTTTTAGCTAAAACCCATTTAGCGGGAACTTCAGCACCTGTCTCAGGGTCAGTTTTTGGTTGATTATCACCACCAAGACCATAAAGTTCATTTAAGTAAGCTATTTGGTCTTTAGTCAAAGCTTGATATTGGTTTCTATATTTTTGATTTACACGATATAATTTTTCATTACAAACTGTGATGATTTCAACCATAGCAGGATTGTTAACTAATGATGCTCCTCCAGCTGCTGATAATTCATCAATAGTCATAAAATTTTGAGATTTTTTATCTTTCTTAATAGCATCACACTGACCAGACTCAATGTTTAAAGCTTTACACATCCATTTTCCGGTTGTCTTAATTTGATTGTTAGGTGCAACTGTTTGATAAGTAAAATTACCAAAATAGTAAGTTGTATCACCCGAAGATGCACCAACTTTTTGGTCATCACCTTCATGTTTGTATTTAATAGCATCACCAGCTCCCGTAACTTTTATGATAGTTCCTTTAGTTAAAGGTGAACCCTGAGTACATTTAGTTTGAGCATCTCTCAAAACTTTTGAAGGTTCAGTATAACCTTGAGGATTTGCCTCAGGTGCTGTAAATGATTGTTGTTCTTTAATCAAATTTTTATCAAATAGATGACCCATCAAATCTTCTCTGTATGAGTTATGGCTTTCTAAAATTCGGTCTTTTTCTTCTTGGGAAATTATTATTTTTTTCATTTTTTATTAGTATTCTGCTGTTAGTCCTTCAGTTGAATTAGTCCCTGAAGGTTGAGTTGATGGTGATGATGTTGAAGCCGCATCATAATCGGCATATGGTTCTTCACCTGAAAAAGTTCTATTTTGTTGTCTATTTTGCAATTTTTCTCTTGATGATTCTAAATCAGCATTTGAACCTGTTTTAATTTGATTGTACGAGTTACAAATACCTTCAATATCTGAAACTAAAATACCTGTCGCCAACCCTAATTCAACCATTTTGGCTTGTGTTTTTGGACCCCAAAGGCCATCAACATCTCTACCTGTTAATCCAATACAAGTTTGTAAATCTTTAATTTTTTCTGATTTACAACCCTGACTTAAAAATTCAACTGAATTACAATCTCTGTAGTTACTAGATTCAGGATTAGGACTTGGTGGTGTTGGTGTTGGTGTAATATCATCAGGAACGGGTGTTGCATCATCACTCATAAAATAAAATAATAAATAAAGAACACCGGCACCGATACCAACTCGTGCACCCCATTTTAGATATTTTACCCAATTCCAATTTTTTGTTATCACTGTCTGTACTTGTTCTATAGCACCATTTCTTACTGCTGTATCTAACTCGAGCACTTGTTTTTCTGAAAGTGCTGGTCGTTTCAAATTTTTTGTACGGCCCGTAGCCGTTTTAACAGTTTTAGAACCGGCCCTTGACGCATTTTTAATTCCTGGAAGTTTACCTTCTAGTTTTACAACAACTTCTACAGTATTTTTATTAAAATTCTTATTAATGTTTTGTGCCGCAGTCACCGCAGCTTCTTTTTCCGCTGTAGATGTAACAGCTTTTGCACCTTTAGATGTGGTGATTTTAGCAGCTGCTTCAGTCTCTTCTTTAGCAATTTTTGCAGCCTCAACCCTAAGAGCACTTTTTTGTGGTCCAGTCAAAGAATTCAAACCGGTTTTTTTCAAAACACTTGACTCAATATTTTTAGCAGATTTTGTTACGGCTGCGTCAGCTTCTTTTGCACCCGCTCTTATTGCGGTTTTAATTTCTGCTCTAATAATTGTTTGTATTTCGGTCTCTGCAATTTGTTTGAATACATTACCTATTACACCCTCATTAAGTAATGATTTTGTCGTACCGTAAATTATCTCACTTATTCTTGATACTTCGGTTAGTAGATTATTTGGCATAAGTTTTTTTATTATAAATATATTAATTTGTTTTTAAGTTTTAAGCGGTCGGTCTTTTAGCTTCAACCCCTTTGAGTCCCTTCCTCAAAAAATCAGTTCCAGCCTTAGCCGCTTTACCCATAGCATCTTTTGCTTTTTGTGGTATAAGTTTAGCAATCCCTCTCTCATCCATAGTAACACCCACAGATTGTAGACCGGCATTATCTATTTTACCGTCCGTTCTTAATTGAGTATACCTACTCAACTCAGGGTCACTATTAAAATACGATGCGAATTTTTTTACCGCATCTTCAGTGTTTTTATCAAAAGTATTACCTGTAGATATTTTTTTTGGGTCAATTTTAAATTTATCTGAAACAATTGAGTTATGATATTCTCTAAAATATTTATTCAATGCTGCAACATCTTGTCCTGAAGAACCGATACCTAAAAGAACAGGTTTAGAAATAAAACCAACCACAACACCTGTCCCCACAGCAACCGCTCCTTGTTTACTAAATAATTGTGATATGAACTTATCCACTCCGTCTAAAACCTTACTAACACCTGACATTACCGTGCTAACAACTTTTTTAGCCCCAGGAATATATTTTACAATAAAATCTCCAAAAGATTTTAATGTGTTAGAGATACCTGGTAACATATTTTTGAATTTAGTTAAGGTACTTTTTAAAAAACTACTCATTGGTTTACCAGCTTTAACCGCTCTTATTGCGGTTTTAGCGGTGAGTCCAGCTGCGGCGGCAAAGGTAAATGAAATTAAATCAATTAATAAACCAGCATAAGGGTCTTGTTTTCTTTCCTCATCTTCAGGGTCAAAGTTTCCAGTTGTTATTTCAAAAATATCCAAAATAACAATCATTGACCATATCAACTTATTAATACCTGATGTTACAGGTATTATTGCACTAACAACATCAACTATGGTACCCATCATAGTGTAGGCATTTTTTCTAATCCATCTAAGAAGAGGTAAAAATCCTTTCATTAAAATAGATTTTGCAAAATTAGCAGATACTTTACTTATGGCACTACCAACTTTTTTTGCACCATCCCAAGCTTTTCCTGCACTTTTTTTAATCCAATCCCACTGTTCAGTTAATAACCCATCGTCATCTAATGAAACAACACATTCTAAAAATAACTCTTTAGTCCAAACAATCGAGTTAACAACACTCTCCTCAATAACATCAACACCTTTATTAATATTCTCATTGATAATCTCATTAATTACCCAAGTATTTTCCCAAATATTACCAATGTAACCAAGTTCTTTTGATATTAGATTATCAGCAAAAATCACATACTTTTGATTTTCAGTAACCACAAAATCAAAAATTACATCATCATTAGAATTCGTTAACAAATCATAATTTTCGTTTAATGTTTTGTTACTGTCAAAACTCATTAAAAATTTACTTCTTTCTAATTTGGTGTTCATATTAAAATCCATATTTCACTTTTTTAGTATCAACAACTGTACACCACTTATCATATTTTTTATCTCTTGGTTTTGCGTTACATAATTTTTCAGCCAATCCAATACCTCTATTAATAATTCTACTTTCTCCCGAACTAAACAATTCTCCATCTAAAGCAGATAATAAAGATTCACCATACGATTCTTTATATTTTTTAGACAAACCCAAAAATTCGTTTAATGATTTAAAACCGTTATCGATTGAATAATTTACACCTTCGAATGAAGTTCCCAAACCTGTTACAGCATTTTTGATAGCTTCAGCGGCTTTAACCTGTGTGTTTCCAATAACAGGTGTGAAGTCTTTTACTAATTCAGGGTAATCTAAAATTTGTCTGATTCTAATATCAAAATATTCCTCAGGAGTCGATTCATTTATTAGTTCGGCGTTTTCACTTAAAGTTTTGTTTGTGTCGTAGTTCATTACCAAAAGGCTTCTTTTCAACTCTTCAAGACCTTCATTAATATTGTACTGTCCCATATTTTTCTTTCTTAATAAATATTATGATTCTTTAGCAGGATTTGCTTTACCTCTTTGTACACCACTGTACCATTTATGTTTTGGGTCGTTCATATAGGTCTTTCCGAAAGTTCTACCACTCTCCCATTTATAACCAGGTCCACCGTATGTTTTACCCATAGTCCTTCCACTCTCCCACTTTTTAACAGTACCAGATGATGTATCTGAGCTTGACGTATCCGCAGAGGCATCCTGCTCAGCAAATTCCATTTTATTTGAGTAGGATAGTTTTTTTAAGAGATTGATAATATTATCAACGTTTAAATCCATATTAATAAATACCTTTTCCTTAGTAAATCTCGGCTTTCGGTAATCTATTTGGATTTACGGTGTAATATTCATTCAAAAAGGATATTAATTGGTCTTCATCAATTAAAGTGTCACCAACTTCATGGTCTTCCTCAAACAACGAGTCTTCATCATCCTCATCAAAACCCATTTCAAAGAAATCAAATGTCTCATCTTCCAAATTATACCCATACTCCTCAGCAATGGAGTAATCCATTTTATCCTCCCTGACCATATCCTCAGAATCGTCCATCAATCTAAATGTAACTTCCAAAATGTTTGTCTTTGGGTTTACATTATATTCAACTATTTCAATCACTTCCATATCTAAACTTTATCAACAAATATTTCAAAATCCACATAAGTTCACTTTCTTATATTTTTATTTTGAATATTTTTATAAAAAAATTACATATGAGAGTCAACGCATTGGTTATTGATGATTTTTATTCTGACCCCGATAAGGTTAGAAATTTCGCATTAAAACAAGAATTTAAAGTCCGTGGTAACTATCCAGGACAAAGAACCGAGTCATATTTAAATGACTCAATGAAAAAAAGATTACAGGAAATTTTGTATCCTTACGCTGGTACTATCACAAACTGGGGTGGGGAATATACAGGGTCTTTCCAATACACCGTATCTCGTGACCGTTCTTGGATTCATGCTGATTCAACAACTGATTGGGCTGCGGTTCTTTATTTAACCCCTGACGCACCACTAAGTGCTGGTACAGGTATTTTCAAACACAAAGCAACGGGTTTGACAAATTGGGACTATAGAAATAGTAATCCTGAATATCTAAAGACTCAACCTCCTGGTGATGATTTCCAAGACATGACAAAATGGGAAATAGTTGATAAATTTGGAAACGTATACAATAGATTAATTATGTATCGTGCCGATAACTACCACATGTCGTTGGACTATTTTGGTAATAATCTTGAGAACGGGAGATTGTTCCAAGTATTCTTCTTTAATACAGAGTTTTAATCTAATGGTAATAGTGTGGGGTCGGTTAATATAATCGTCTCCACAACACCATTTAAACAATAACAAGTAACTTCATTACTTGGGATTCCCCTAACGTATTTCAAACCATTAAATGCAAGGAAAAGGGGTTTAAACCTCCTTTTTTTGTTGTACCACACATCTTCAGAGTTAAATCCAAACCCCATCAAAAAATCAATAGAATCTTTGGTGTAAGATTCGTATATTCTGATGTTATAATCAATAACCAAGGACCTCAATTGATGTCCTCTTGAAGACCTTGGCTCTTCAATTATTAATGGGTCTAAAGATACAGGAGTTTTAGTTTGGTTATCAATGATGAAATTCCAAAAAAATACTCCCCCATCTTTTGAAATGTTATAAAACTCACTAACAGGTGTTATCTCAAATTTTTCCCCGACAACCATGTTACCAATGAAATACGAGTACCGTCTGTTACTGGTGTAACTCTGTGTAAAACAAATGATGAGAAGAATATGATTCTACCTTTTTTCTTTTCAATTGTAATCACACCTGAACCATTGTTTAATTGTAAGTCACCACCTTCATAATCGTCAGGGTCAGACAATTGGATTACACACGATAATTTTCTGTTTGAGATTGTTGGACCCAAATCAGCATGCCAGTCATAGTGACCTCCATTACCTTCATAAACGGTGTATTGGAGTTGGTCGTTATAACCCCAAATTTCGTAATTCCACATATTGGTGTTTGCTGTGTGAGCTAACTCACTAATTTTATCGTACAACCAAAGACTTCTTTGTTCATCAGGAAGCCAAGTGACAGTACTTTTTCGGTACTCAGAAACGTTTACCCCCTCTTCTCCAACGGTGGTAGCATTCAGTTTAGGATAAGACATTGCAAGATTGTGAATTTTTGTTAATTCATCATCAGTGAATACATTGTCAAAATAGTAATAATTGTAGTGGTCTACATTATTTCTTTCTTTAGAAATAAAAAAGTGATTAGCTGACATTAGTTTAAAATAATTATAATTTGTTTATCTTTAAGTAAAGATATGAAAAAAAATAATTTAATCAATTTAATTTTATACAACAATGAACCCGAACTTTTGGAAAAGAGGATGTCGTACTACGAGGGGGTTGTTAATGAATTCATTATAATTGATATAAAAACTTTGGGCATTTCATATGATGAGGTTCTTAAATCAAATTATGTTAAAGATTTGATTAAATCAATTCCTAATTTGAATTTTGATGACATGTTTTGGTTATCAAAGGTGAATGAGATTATTCCCAAAGAACTAATCCACGAAATAAAAACATATAGTGATTTTGATGTTTATAATCACACAATACTAAATTGGTCCGATAACTTATCACTCAACAGAATCATCATGGGTTCGTGTGTGTTTTCATATTCCAGTGTTTTACGGAATAAGAAATTATTTGAAGAGATAAGTTTTTATTATACTCAACCTTACAATATAATCCGAAACAAGTTATTAGGTTATAGTTTGATTGGATTCCAAAACTTAAATGAATTGTCTGATTTCTTAAATGTGTTTTATGGGTTGAATTTCACTATTCAAGAATTGTTGGATTTTAAAATAAACATGATATCGGTTGACCCAATAAATAAACCTTTGGTGTTGAAAGACATTCATTGTAAACTTGGGGGACATTTTAACATTAATTTTGAACCGCGACCACCAAAGAATTTTGATGTTATAATTGAAGAGGAAGGTTTTTGGATTAATTCAAAATTTTATAAGAATGACTGTCCAAAAAACTATGTTTTGGGAACCAAAATGGATTATATCAAAAATGAATTGTTGTTTTTATTGCAAAGTCATTTTGTTCTTGATGATGACACACTTGTTATAAAAAACAAAACCGAAGATAAGTCCTCGGTTTTGAAATATATTAATTTTAAAAATTCTATCCCTTCAGAGATTACATAAAATTCTTCATTCTCTGTATCATCTCCAAAATTTGTTTTCTTTCAGATTTGGCTTCAGTCAATTCTTCCCAATCTTCACCTTCATCACCATCATCATAGTTTGGGTAAGACTCACCACCCTCTGAACCATCTGAGTAAAAATCATAACCTGGTTCTGATTTTCCTAAGTCCATATCATTTTCGGTATCTTGACCTAAACCTTCATCACCCATTCTGTTAACGTCACCAGCATCGTGTTGGAACGTGTCTGATGGTTCATCTCTAAATGCAAATCCATCTGATACGTCAAACATATCCGCCAAGTCATCACTTGGGTCATATCTTTCAACATCCTCCATTGAATCATAGTCGTGATGTGGGTGTTCTTTATCATAATCATGTAAAGTACCGTAAACATCCTCAGGACCGTGAGATTGGAATTGGTATGCCGACTCTACAGAATCATACTGCTCGTCAGTTTCACCCTCTTCTTCAATGTAATCAACATGAGCTTTTGGGTCAATGTCTTCAACGGTGTCTAATTCTTGACCATACATTTGTTCGTTAACACTACCACATTGTTCACAAACATTTTCTACCATACCACCTCCACATTGTTCACACATTTCTTTACTAACAGATTCGTTAATACCCATGTTAGTGTATTTCATAACCTCTCCTCTATTATTGACCGTAAGACCACTTTTGTCATTTGCAAAGTCTTGGGTGTAGAGAGGTTGTATTTTCTCCATAGCGGCGGGGTTCAAGGTTTGATACCCATTATACAACTCTTTGTGTTGTGTTAAAATATTCTCTCTTTCGTTTTCCGAAGGACTCCAAACTGCAAAATGTGCCATATATGATTACTTTCTTAATAAATACTTTCATACTCACATTTGTTTTATAATTCAATTTTACTATCTTTGTCCTATGGATATTGAAGAAATCAAAGAACGTGCTGAGGGAGCTATCTTATTGGATGGTCTTGATGACGCAATAATTGGTATGGCGGAAGAATTCGGTAATGGTTATCGGATTGTATATTCCAAATCAAAAATCTATGAAATATTAATGAACCGTGATGGTATGACTGAGGAGGATGCAATTGAATTTTATGATTACAATATTCTCGGATTGTATGCATCCCCACAAAACGCCATTTTCATGGAAGACACTTTTTAAATTTACTAAAAATGATTATACTCAACTTTAACACAACAACTAAGACCGCAAAAGTTTACGACGGCTCTCAAAACATGATTAACCCAACAATCATTCAAGTTTTCAGTGATGTACCAACAGTTCAAGTTCGTACTGAAGGATTTTATGAAATTATGCAAGAACGCACACAAGGTGAACAACGTATTCCTGTTTGTCGTCTACCAATTCAAAATACTTTGATGCAGATTGAAAAATAATTAGTATCTTTGTTCCATGGAACTTTCGTTAAACATACTAAACAAATACCACGAGGAAGGACTGTTGTACAAACAAGTACATCCGACTTTACCGTTGACTATTTGGAACTACTCAGAAAAAGTTCAGTATGAAGGTCTATGGGACGAGGTTACCATGTCTTGTCGTGGACTAATCACCGACAATGTAGGAAACATAGTTGTTCAACCATTCAAAAAATTCTTCAATTATGAAGAGTTGGTTGGTAAGGGTGTAATACCTGAAAAAGGTGATTATGTCTATGTTCAAGAAAAAATAGACGGGTCTTTGGGTATCTTGTTCAACTATGATGATGAGTGGATTATGGCAACTCGTGGTTCCTTTACCTCAGAACAAGCCGTAATGGGACTTGAAATTGTAAAAGAAAAATACTTTTTGGATTCTTGGATGAAGGAATACGCCTACTTGTTGGAAATCATTTATCCCGAAAACCGTATCGTTGTTAATTACGGAGTTGAGAAAGTGACATTTCTATCTGCAGTGTTGAATGGGACTTACAAGTGGAATTCCACTGATGATACCGAACTACATTGGAGTACCTCTCTTATGATATTTAAATCTAATGGAATCCACGAGTCAGATGTTGTAAAGACTGAACAACACTTCAATTTTTCAGACGAACTTTACAAAAGTTTGAAAGAAAAGAATGAAACCAATAAAGAAGGTTTTGTTTTGAGGTTCCAACCAGGAAACTTTAGAATGAAAATCAAATTTGAAGAGTATGTTCGTTTACATAAGATAATGACTAATTTATCAACAACCGCAGTTTGGGAAGTATTATCTAATGGTGGAAACATGGATGAATTACTTAAAGATGTACCTGATGAGTTCTATGGTAAAATCAAAGAGTATGAAGATGAACTTAAGTTTATGTTCAACTCATTGAGTAATGATTATGGTATTCACTTTAGAGATATCCAAAACATGATGGATAAGGTTGGTGGTGACCGTAAGAACTTTGCAAATGTTGCAAAACAATACAAATACCCGTCATTATTGTTTGGGATGTTGGATGGTAAAGATGTTTCACCTATTATTTGGAAAATTGTAAAACCTGAATTTAAAAAATTATAAATTATGCCTGAGTTTGAGACTTACGTAGATGTTGATGTGGATGAGTTTTGGTCCTTATGTTCAACAAGAGAAAAAGAAAGTTTTATCGACATGCTTGAAGAAGATGGTTGGGTAAGACGAATATCACCTAAGGGGACTAACCCTTCAGAAAAACTACCTTCAATTTTGGAAATTGAATGGCAAGATATGTGTAATAAACTATCTGATATTAGACAACGAATTTCTTCTGATGATGAGGAAACGATTAAAAATATACTGAAGAAATACTAATGAATACTTTAGACAAACAATATCAAGAACTCCTAAAGACAATTTTAGAGTTTGGTGTAGAAAAAAAAGATAGGACAGGTACTGGAACCAAATCAATTTTTGGTTACACTATTCGTCATAATATGAGTGAAGGGTTCCCTCTTTTAACAACTAAAAGAATGGGTATTAAAACTCTGACAACAGAACTTAAATGGTTCCTTCGTGGTGATACTAATATTAAGTTCCTTGTTGATAATGGTTGTCATATTTGGGATGGTGATGCTTATAAGAGATATTCTATAATTGCCGGTATGTCCACTCAAGTTGAGTCATTAACTCAAGACCAATTCATCAACAAAATCAAAACCGATGATGAGTTTGCTAAGAAGTGGGGTGAGTTAGGTCCAATTTATGGTAAACAATGGAGAAGTTGGGAAAAGTGGTATGTAGATGAAAATCAAAGATATCTTACATTTACTAAAAAGATAGACCAAATCCAAAACCTAATCAACGACCTAAAAACAAACCCAGACTCAAGACGATTGATGGTTAATGCTTGGAATGTAGGTGAATTAGACCAAATGGTTCTTCCACCTTGTCATTATGGATTTCAAGTTTATACAAGAGAGTTGAGTTGGGGTGAAAGAAGTGATATTTATTATAAAAAATATCCAGTGGGTACTGATGATATTAAGTCTGATGAATATTATGATGAATTACACATCCCTAGTAGAGCAATCTCTTTAATGTGGAATCAACGTTCAGTAGATACATTCTTAGGTTTACCATTCAACATTGCATCTTATGGTATGTTACTTTTAATGATTGCCAAGGAAGTGAATATGGTTCCCGACCAACTAATTGGCTCATTGGGTGATGTTCATTTGTATCTGAACCATATTGAACAGGCTGAAGAGCAGATTGAAAGAGAACCTTTTGAATTACCAAAAATGGATGTTATTGAATCAGATATTTTAAATGGTCAATTTGAATATAATTTGTTAGATTATCAATCACACGGACAAATAAAAGCACCTTTATCAAATTAAAAAATTATGGATACAAGTTCAATTTCTTTACCACCAACTAAATCTAGCATCGTACAAAGATTGTTAGATGGGAAGTTAATCACTACAGAAGAAGCGGTAATTCTTCTCATAAACGACCAACCAATTAATTTTCCTGTTTACCCAATTTACCCAACTTACCCAATAGGTCCTCCAAACCCTTACTCACCACCTTTTAACCCTCAAATTTGGTATACAAATAGTGTAAATCACAACGACACAAAAAAATAATATGGAAAAACCATTTATCATTCAACACCCAACCTTTCAAGATGAAAGAGGTAATTTTTGTAGTATTCAAACAAACATGATTAAAGATGTTCGTTTGGATAAAAATTGGGTTCAGGTTAATACAAGTATTAGTCATGAACCCTACACCATCAGAGGAATGCATTTTCAAATTAATGGGTTTGAACAAACAAAATATCTTAAGGTTGTTTGGGGTAAAATAATCAACTTCATAATTTGTGTTGATAACAAATTACCTGACTTTGGTAAGAAGTATTTTTTTGAAGTGGATAAAAATCAGGCGGTTTTGGTACCTAAAGGATATGCAAATGCATTAATAACTTTAGAACCAAATACTATTATCCAATATCTTGTGGATAACACTTACTCACCCGAAAATGAGCGTTCTTTATATTACGGTAGTGTTCCTGAGTTTAAATCTATGGTAGATGGTTTTACAAATACCCCTGTGATTTCAGAAAAAGATTTAAATGGTATTTTGTGGGAAGATTGGTCTAATCAATAGAATAACATCCAAAATGTTGTGAATCTGTTGGCGGCTTTGAAAACAAGTCTTTCAAGATTACGAAAATATTCATCATTATACTCACCTTCTAAATCATTAATAGATTTAAGTACACCATTAATTAATTCTGATTTAACGTTATCCGCCATTTCAAGAACTTCCTCAAAAGCTTCTTGATTTGGTGGATTTTCGCCATGATATCTATCTATCCAATCTCTTCCCGAGTAAAGAAACTTTGGAGATTCATACATATTAACAACACCAGATTCTCTCAATTTATTTAAATAATTGAAGATTAAATCCCTATTGAAATTTTTTCTTAAGTCCCGATTTTGTATCAAAAAATCAATTTGTGCCTCATCTTTACTAATACCATAGTCTTCAGCTTGTTCTTTGATTGTGTCTTTTATTACCCTATAAACATCCCTACAAGACAATAAACTTAGTGAAGAACCTTCATCCCAGTCAACCCCAATAATATAACATTCGTCAGTTTCAAATGGGTCTCGGGTTACACTTGTAACGGTACCTTTATCTTTTGTGGATAGGTCTAATTCGTCTTCCATGTAGACTAACATTACCCTATCACCAATTTTTACTTTAGGATTCATTTGATTATAAATATATTGAAGTATTTATTAAAATATGGAGTATCTTATAAGTGAGAGTCAACTCAAATTAATTTTAAGTGAATCTAATGGTAATGGAAACATTACTGAGGACCTTAAACAAATGTTTGAGTCTGTAAAACAAATGTTAATCACCAACGCAAATGTTTGGGGATTGAATGCAAAATTTTTAATCACTTGGGGTGCTGCATTGGGTGGTATGATTCTTCCACTAAAAAATTGGCTTGAAGGTCAAGGTGCTAACTTGACACAAGAACAAATATATCTTTTACTTTTAGGTATTGCATCAAATTACTATTACGATAACTCAGATTTTATTAGAAAAGTTGTTGCTAAAATAAAGGATGAAGGATTAATGGATATCTTTAAGAGATTATACTCCAAATCCGAAGAATTAAAAAGAGCTTTAGAAGAGTTTTTACGAACAATTAAAATTAGTGTAAGTACTCAATCATCTATAATGAGTTATGCATTTATTTTACCAATACTCAACGACATTTACCATTTATATGATGGTGTAAATCCAAATGAATCACTAAAAATGATTATAAGTAGGATAATAGCCTCAGGTGTTGTATTAATTGGTGGTAGTGTCCTAACCACTTTTATTCAAAAAGTTATAAGTAAACTTTCAGGTAATTAAGTTATTGTTATTGATGTGAGAAATGCCCAATCTCCATCATTTACAGTAATAAACTTATTTTCATATTGAGAAAGTAAAAACCCACTCATGTAATTATTGGTCATGTCAACAAAAATGTGGTTTTGAGCTTCATTTTTAGATATACCATATTTTTCTTTATCAAAATCAACATAAAACGTAAAATCAATTGATTTTAACGTAGAATTTATATCCAAATTAAAGTCTGACGCTTTTCCTTTATATGGGATAATTTCTTCATCTTTAACTATAGCACCTATAAGGGGTAAACTATTAAACTTATTTAAGGTTTTTTGTTTGTCCTTATCACTAACGTGATACATTGAATATGTTAATCTTTTACCATCCAAATTATTTGGTCCTGAAAAATTTAATTTAATTTCATAGGCGGTATCCTCAATATCCAAAATATCAAAGGCAGCTAAAATTAATTTTTCACAAAAGCCATAGATGTTAAAGGCTAAAAATGTGATATCTTCAGACTGAGTAGCATTTACATAAAATTCATATACCCCCTCGTCAAAAACAATTTGAGTGAAGACATAAGTTGTACCTCTATCAGTCCATTTATTTCTTGATAGAATTTGTTTTAATATCCTTGATAAATCAGTCATTCTTTCCGTAATTTTCTAATAACCTTTTTATCAGTTTATTAACTTCTTTATCGGTAAGATTGTGTTTGTGAGGATATTTTTTAAACCAATCTTTCATAACTTTTCTTATCTCAGTTTTTGTTGCTTTACTTTTAGCTTCAAAACCTCTGATTTGTGCTTCTAACTCGTGGGGTTGAGAATAATATTTAAATGGTTTTTTTGGTATCTTTTTGGGGAACTCAAGTCCACTTTCTTCTTGTAAGAAATGTACAACCTCATGAGTAACTAATTCATGGAGTTCGGGTACAACCAATTCTAATATTTCATCTATTGGTTGGTTTGGATTCAACTTAACCTCAACTTTGATTGTTCCTTCACCATCATAGTATTCACCATCAACTTCTGGTTCAGGTAAAGTTGTGTCGTGAGTAACATCCAATTCCAAAGTAAGGGCGTTCAAATTTTCAAAAATGTATATCCCTTCACCAAGACTATCGTCAGGTAGATAAAAGTATCCTGAACGATTTCGTTTGAGTACATTAACAGCGTCGGTAACCAAGGCGTTTGCAATGATTTCCAATTTCTCTAAGTTAGTTTTAACGACCTTTTTCATTCTACTTCTTCAATTGATACTACCAAGTTACCATTTCCTTTAATAACTCTGTGCCAAGCAAATTTAGGTATAAATAACTTATCGTTCACATTTAATTTGTTTGGCAAATCATCATCCATTTGAAACATCCAATTATCGGACTCTAAAATAGTTACCCACCTGTCTTTCAAATCAAAGTGCCATTTTAGTTCCTCGTCATCAACATTTTCTTGAAATGTTCTGACAAGATTACCATCACTTATGATTTGTTCAAACGGGAAATCCATTACCAAGAATTACCTGAGGATAAACCTAACTGTTTAGCGTAACGTCCAACATTACAAGACCAGTATCCTGCAGTTGTTCTATCTTTCTTTTGGTCACACTTGTGTCTTGCTCTGAATGATTTTGCGGCACCCTTGTTGTTATTTCTAACTCTCAGGTTTGGGTCACCAAATGTTACTTTTTTAATTCCACCACCAGGTGTTTTTACATATACAGCAAATTTCTTTGGTCCACCAGATGTTCTAAATGGTTTATTCAATTTAACATTTTTTCCTCTGTGTTTAGCCTCTTCTAAAACCTCATCTTCATCAACTAAAAATGGTGCATCCAAATATACTTCTTGTCCTTCAATAATAATGGCTTTACCTAAATCTGATTCAATCATTAAAGTATCTTCCTCATTCAATTCAATTAAATCTTGTTTGTATAAATCCCTAACCTCATTAACCAAATTAAAATAACCTGTTGAATATACTCTATAGATGTTATTGGTTAGCGATAGATTATTCTCAATGTGGTAGTTTAAACTTTCAGATATTTTAACATCCTCTTTGAGAACCAAAGTTGGGTTTTCCTTATCCTCAACATACTCTCTTAATATTTCTAATATGTTTTTCATAAACACTATTTTATTATAAATACTAACTAACCTTATTGTGTATTGTATAGTTTTTACTATCTTTGTGATATGGAAAAACTTAAAAACTTGTATTGGGATGTATGGAGGTGGTTTAGATGGGAAGCAAAACATCTACCCAGAGAGATTGTCCAAGGATTTAAAAATCTTTGGAAGTGGTTTCCTATTATATGGAAAGACCGTGATTGGGATGATTTTTATATTTTTGAAGTATTAAAGAAAAAGATTAAAAACACCGCAGATTACACCGAAAAGAAACAAAGGTTTGTTGGTTGGGAAAAAGAGGTTCATTACATGAGAATCTGTGTCAAGTTAATTGACCGAATTAAAGAAGAATACTATCAACATGAGTATTGGGATTATTATGATATAGAATGTCATTTCACACCTATTGAAGGGACCGATAAGTTTGAGTGGAATAGTAAACCAACCAAGAATGAGTTAGAGACTTATATTTCAATGTATCCTCACGCACATCGTAGATTGATGCAAGATAAAAAGTTAGGTAACTATAAAGATAAGGAGTATTCAATTGCGTTGGGTATGGGAATTATTCGTCACCGAAAAGCAAAGAAACTTTTGTTTCGTATTTTGGAAGAACGTGTTGAAAGTTGGTGGGACTAATAATTATAGAATATGGGATTTTTAATATTTTTTTTGATTATGCTCCCAATAAGTTATTTATGGGTTAGAGGGATTGATTACATGAAAAAAAATCATCCTGATTATAATGGTGATGATTTTATTTAATTTTTAGAAAAAAAGTAGTATATTTGTGATATGAAAATCACATTTATCTCCGATACCCACAACAAACACGCTCAGGTGACATCAAGTCTTCCTGGTGGTGATTTGTTAATTCACGCGGGTGATATGAGTTCCATGGGTCATAAACACGAAATCCAACAGTTCCTTAAGTGGTTCAATGGTTTGAATAACTATACCCATAAGATTTTCATCGCTGGTAACCACGATTGGGGGTTTCAAGAAAACCCTGTAATGTGTAAAGAGCAGTTGGATTTTTACGACAAGGTGACTTATCTCCAAGATAATCTTGAAGTTATTGGTGAGGACTACGAAACTGCAGTTAAAGTTTATGGGTCTCCATGGCAACCTGAGTTTTATAATTGGGCGTTCAATCTTCCGAGAATGGGTTGGGAGTTAGGAGTTATGTGGAATGACATACCTATGAACACCGACATCTTGGTAACTCACGGACCGGCTTGGGGACACTTGGACACCGTTACCGGACAAGGGGTTCCATTGGGTTGTGAACTTTTGGCGGAACGAATCAAAGTTGTGAAACCTAAGATTCACGTTTGTGGACACATTCACACCGGTTACGGTTACAAGTTTGTGGATGGAACTCACTACTTTAACGCGGCGGTTTTGGATGAAATGTACACATTCACTCAAAAACCAATGACGGTAGAGTGGGACCCCGAAACTAACGAATTGGAATTTGTTGATTAAAAGGTGGGGTAATACCCACCTTTTGAGTATTTATTATTGATGAAAGAGGATTTATCAAACTATCCCGAAAAATTTATTTATAGGATTGCAAAATCTCTTAAGGCAGAAGGTTTTGATTTTGAACCATACTATGAGGCTGCTTTCAAAGACAATATTGAAATTGTTGAGGAAGTGTCATCACTTTACGGTATTGACATTCCTGAAGATTTTTTTGTTGAGTTGTATAAACTCAATGGTGGTGTAGAAATGTTTGAAGATGGATTCAACATTAATAATTTGAGATATCCCACATTAGAAAGATATTTTGTTACGATTGGAGTATCACATGATGTGGTTATTACCAGAGAATATAAAATACCAACTAAAACTTTTTATAGTAAACTAAGACTTGAAAAGTATTGGGAATTTTTAATTGAAGACCAATTGTATGGTGATTTAATACGAGATGAACGAGGTAACCCTAAATTTATTGGTGAACCTAAGGTTAGTCATTCTGATGAAGATTTTAACGAAACGTATCTCAGTAGTGTTAATGAAATAGGAATTAACGAATCTGTCCAAAAAAGAAAAACGAAGCTTGAATCCCTGAATAGAGACCAATTGCTTCGTTTAAGAGGGTTGATTGATGAACAACTTAAGAGATAATCTCTCTTACATTACTTCTTCTTCTTGTGCTGAGTTTTTGTTTTTGTTGTTAACCCATTTGTCAATCGATGCAATACCGAAAGAACCTAATGTGATTACCAAGAATCCGTCAAAGATGAATTCGTTAATTAATAGTTCTTTACCCATGTAACCTGTTACCAAGTCAACCAAAAGTGAGAGAACCATCATTGTAAATGATAAAAACCCAACGACAGATTTTTCATTAATTGTGTTGTTGTCGTCAAAGAGCTGTTTAAAAAAATTTTTCATAATGATTAGTGTTTGATAATAAATATCCAACTAATCAGGTATAACCCTCAAAACCATATCAATATACATTTTAATGGTTCGTCTGAGGATAGATTTATCAACGGACGGAAAATCCTCTGAAATTAAGTAATAGATACGATTTACCAAGTTTTTTTTGTTGTCTTCAACATGGTATAATTTATCGTCAATAAACATTTGGGTAAACGGTCTTTCCATCCAATCAAGTTTAATTGAGCGGACGGGAAAACGTCTTCTCATGTATTTTAATACCTCATCTGAAGTATTTTCATGATATTTTGATAAAATTTCTTCTCTTTCGCTTTCAGAAATGAACATACAGATAAATATAAGGCAAACATAGTTCAATTATGGCTGCAGTAAAATCAAAAACCAAATCATCAAACACCTCTTTGTTCAGGGAAAAATCAAAAGTATCTAGACCAGGTGTTCACGCTAAAACTAAGACTTCAAAATCAAAAAATTCCAAGAACTATAAGAAACGTTATAGAGGTCAAGGTTAATTGATTTATTAAAGTTTTAACTTAATTTTTTGGATATGAACTCCAAGGGAAAAAACTATGCCCGTTTGTTAGAGAAAGTCCTAAATAAAGTTAGGAAAGAACATTTGGAGTCATTTTATGGTGAGGGTACAAAAATTAAGATACGAAGTGTTAATTTTTCTCACACAAAGAAAGAATGTATCGTAGATGCTGTTATCATACTTGGTTCAGTCATCTGTGAGGACGTTTTAGAGGACGTTATTTTACAATATGAGATACTTGATGTAGCCGAACTATACTTAGACGGTTATAAGGTCGGAATTCAAGTAAAATTTGATGTTTAAGACTGTTTCATGAACCTTTGTAGAAGGTCATTGTTTTCTTTTTGTAAAAACTCAACACGAACCGACAATGCGGACACTTTTTCTGTCAAAATCAAGATAGTTTCTCTCATTTTGTCCTTCTCTTCAGAACTTTCTTGTAATAACGCTTCCAATTTGGCAATTCTCTCTCTACAATCTTGTTTTACGAAATTATCATCGTCTCTTTTAACCTCAGCTCTCTTTTCATAGTATTTCCAAGCACTAGTTGACCCCAAAACTGTGATTAATGTGATAATTACCGTCCAAATTGATTCCGTACCCATGTAATTTGATTATGATAATAAATATTCTGTTTTTAGAATGAAAACAAATTAGAATTATTTTTTCACAAATTGGATTTTCGTTTAAGTGGAACTAAGTATTAATTCTAGAATATAATATAATAATATATTATATTAATATAGTAATTTTAATTAATTCTATAATGAGTTCTAATACTAATTCTAGGGAATTTTTTTCCAAACATTATCCGAGTTCAGTCTTACTGAGATGATGTGTTCCATGGACCATTCGTTTGGTTTAATCATGGATAAAAACTCTCGTCCATCTCTTCCCCTGTAAATGTGATAGGTTTGTCCAATTTTTGGTTCAAAATTATACTTACAATTGTAAATCCTCTCGTTAAGCTCAATTGTATCCTTCAGTATCTGAGCTTCTTCTAACAAGTCATCCCATTTACCCCCAAAATAATCGTTTGCTTTTATGACACCGTACCGTTTGAAGGCGGTCAAGTCCACAGGTTCTATTTTAGGTGATGAAAGTGATGTAGGATACTCGTAAAGAGATAACGGTTTTTCTGACATACCCAAAATATAATGCAAAAAAAGGGGGAGTAATTACTCCCCTCCTTTGATTATGGTTATACCATGTTTTAAAAACTCTTTAGCTCGTGGGTCCAAGTAGGAAAGTGCATAAACTTTCTCAATATCTTTCACCAACTCTTCTCCGTGTTCGTTCTCTTTGTAAAGCTCGATGATTTTGTCCATCGCCTTATTACATTGTTTGTTGTTTTCGTCAAAGTAGTTGTATGGTTTAAACTCTTGTAGTGTTGTAGACACCTTATGAGCTAAATCAACTCCACCGTCCGTAATCTGCGGGAACAATCTCATGGTCTTTAATACCTCTAACATATCCACCAAACTTTGGACACCACCTTTTCTTAATTTGATACCCTCGATATACTCTTCAGGCTCATCCATACCCATAAGGTCATGAATTGACTTTGTATTTTGAGAGTTACAGAACATTTTCTCACCCTGTTGTTCAGGTTGTTCTGATTCTTGCTCATTCAAACGATAAAGGGACTTAATTTCTTTGATATCCGCTTCCGTTAATGTAAATCTTTTTCCCATGTCTATAAATACTCACATGTTATGAATAAAATCTACCTTTTCTTTCTGTGAAAGTACCTTAGAAGTGAAACTAAAGGGGTCGTAACCATAAAAATCAAAAATGTGTCGGTGTTTTCGGTAAATAATCCTCGCATTTTCGTAACTCCACACATCTTTGTATGAATCTGAAACATCGTATTGTTTGTATTCATCAAAATTAATGTTCATTTTATGTAAAAAGTCAATTTTTGATAAATCTTCACGGTAGTTATCCAATCGTATACTCTCATCGGGGGTAAATTGGGTGAAATCATAAGGATACAGGTAGATATAACTGTTTATAGTGGTTCTCCAATCCGTTTCTAATAAATGGAAATCATTTGAAATGAGTGGAGTTAACCAATTATTGAATTTTTCACTCAGGTAGTCTTTGGAATACTTCTTTAAAGACCAATTAACGTGTGAAATCTCCTTGTATTTGGACAATATACGTCTATATGGGTTGTCTGTCACACAAACCACTTTAAATCCTTCAGGAGGTCTAAAATAAGGTTTGTAGTATGATACTTTATAACGACTAACATCCATCAAATCTTCGGAATCAATTTCCATCCGTATTTTAAAACCCAAAATACCAAAATAATCACCCAAAACACGTTCACCGGTGTTGTGTTGGAACAAAACGATTGTATTAAAAAGGTTTGATATATTCATTTGAAATAAATGTAATGGACAATGATGGTCTTATAAACAAAAAACCCCCAAAAGTGGGGGTTTTAAGATAATTTTGTTAGTTTAATTTAAATTTTGTTACATGAAATGTTAACTTCTGGTTCTGTTGGTAATTCATCACCTGAAACTACGGTTTCTTCTGTGGTTCCTGTAATTACAGGGTGAACCTCCCAAGAAACGGTTTTCATATCAACAACCATTTCAAAATCACCAGGTGTTGAACCCTTTGTTACGTAGATTCCATCAGCATCCCATCTTACTGTTGCGTTAACAGAAGGTGCAGTGTTACAGTCTTCAGTTGGAAATAATTGAATTTGTTTAGAACCCGTGGAAGATGATTCAGTCCATTGGATTGTTTTATCTTCAATTTCAGAGTTGGGTGTGATTACTTGGTCTTCAAAGACACCAGCAATCTTAGCATACAAGTCTGTGTTATTTCTAAAATTAAATGTGTGAGCCATGAGCGTATTGTTTGATTATAAATATTACTGCAATCGTTTAATTTCACTTACAATACTTGACAACTGTCTTTTCAGTTCATTGAGTTTTTGTGGTGTGTCTTTCATTGAAATCACATTACCAGTCTCAATGTTTTTGATTTGTTCTTGCACACGCTGAAATCTAAACATTAATTGGTCGTAGATTTTGGCTTTTTGTTCGTTAGGTCGTACTATCATATTTTATTTTTATTTTATTTAATTTCTTCACAAGGAGTGAAACGACAACTCTTATAATGTGAAATAAAGAGTCTTTTGCCAATGTAACAACCTAAAATAGAACAGGCTGAAACACCGATGATAAAAAATACTATTTCCATGGATTTTTTTATAAGATAAATATATCGTTTTTACAACTTATTTTGTTTATGTTCCTTCCAATCCAAATAAAAACCGAAAGCAACGATTATGTTCATACCAAAAGATGCAATAATCTCATAAATGTCTTCATATACATTCATAGTTAAATGCACATGACCAACCATCCAAAAAGGGATTGAGAGATTATTTGCCACCCATCTAAAAAAAAAGTTAAGAAACTTCAACACTCTGATTTTCCCTAATTTTTTTGTTTAAAAAGTGTAAAATATCAACAGAATCCCATCTGTTGAATGTTTCCCATAAGCTCTTAGAACGAAGAAAGGGATGAGGTAAGGACTTAGCCCATCTCATCCCTGTTCTAAAATCTTCAACATTCCAATTCAGTTCCTGAGTAGGAACTTTACAGGTTAATTTATAATAAAGTCTTTTAAAGTTCATTATTGTTAGGTAATAATGAAATTATAAACTAAAAATAAATTATTTCAAGTATCCGTAGTATTTGAATGTTTTTTCTTCTCTATCTGCCAAACCGTGAGTACCACCATTAACTCTTTTTGTAAGAGCCAATATAGTGTCTTTACTCACACCTTTATCACAAATTGACCAAAGACCATTCTTTTCAAAGAAGAACATTGCAGATTCAAACGCAAACTCACTAGCAACTAAATCAGGTTGTTCCATAATCAAAGGATTCTTAAGATAGTCAGAAAAAGCCTTGTAATTTGACTTACCTGTCAATTGAAGAGCTCCTCTTCCTCTATACTTCCAACCGTCACCAGATGCCTCAGCACCATTACCCATTCTATCAGCGTAAACCCTGTTAGCGATTTTTTCAGGGTTTCTAGCGTAAGACTCTTCTAATGTACCAGGAAAATATTTTCCAAAAGTACCTTGAAGACCTTGTGCCGAGTAATTCAAGTTTTCAGAAAATGCTTTGAATCCTCCTGTTTCATGAGCTGTCTGAGCGAAAAAGTGTGCGGCTCTCTCGGGTGTCATTTTGTAATAAGCCATTGCGGCTTTAAGGGTACCAGGCCCGAACGCTCCGTCGGAACCAACCCCAATTTTTGTTTGAAGATTTTTTAAACTCATAATTAGTGTTTTTTTTCTATAAATACTCCGAAATATTCCTATATTTGTAACCTGTATGGATTATAATAAATTAAAAGTAGACCAACTCAAGAAGGAGTGTGACAAACGAGAAATTGTTTGTAAAGAAACTCGTGAGGAGATGATTAAAGCGTTAAAACTTTATGATGAGGATAAATGGATTTTCCACACATTACAAAAAAAACTCAAACATGGTGGTTACCATGTTCAGATTGATATTAGAAACACTAAAGAATTAATTGAGATGGGTAAATTAGTTGAAAAGAAATTGGCGACTAATTTAAAAATTTATGCAACCAAAAGATTGTATTTTAGAACCGAGAACGAATTTATTGTTCCGAACTAACAATCTCAGTTTCTTGAGATTTCGCATTCGGGTGATTAATTTTAAACATTAAATCATCACGTTTTAATAGTTCAGGATATAATAAGGCTTTCATCTCTCTATCAACTGTCATCTCAGCTCCTTCAGAAAATAAACTTGGGTGAGCATAGGTTGTTGAAAGATATGCTCGTGTTGGTGTTGTAAATCCACCACGAAGAATATCAATGGTTAACTCAGGTTTACCATCAACTAAATTAACGTCTTTAACAATAAAATCTATTTTACCGCCCCTATTATCCATATTTCTCATTTCAGGTCTATTCCACCCTAAAGAATAAAAATCTATACTTCTAGTAAATTTTCTACCAACCAGTTCATTTTTTAACTTTTGAACTAATTTTTCATATTTGTTTGAAAGTAATTTTTCAGGATTAGCTCCCGACCTCAATGCATTCATTTCAGACTTATTGAAGAGGGGTTTATCATAACCTATCTGAGTGTTACTAACATGTCTTCCTGTTGATGAGGAATATGTGTCATTAATTTTATACCATTGACCTTTTTTGAAAATGTAAATTGGGTACCACCCATAAGACGTAATAACATATTGGTCAACACCATTCAAATCTTTTTCCCAAAACCCCTCTAAATTACTACCTTTAAATGGAATTTTTGATTGTGCGAAAGCTCCAACGTTAGTGTTTGTTGTTTTTTGTGGTTTTAAGTCTTGAGGTCCCTTCTTTTCCGATTCTTTTGTTAAATCGTATCTACCATCCTCTCTGAAATTTGACGTAAATAAATAATAGTAATACATTGCCTCTAATGGGTCAAAACCCATGTAATCAAGTATTTCTTTTATTCTACCAATAATTTTATCTTTAGTTTTTAATTCTTTAAGTTGTTTTTGAATTGTTCTAAAGATATAAACTTCCTGAGATAAAAAGGCTTTAGCGTCCGAAGATTCTGTCAATCTTTTTTTGAGTTTTGATAACTTTGTTCCCTCAGTGTAAACTGAACTAACATTAACATCAAAACTTTCCGAATCAAATACTTCTCTATCCAATTCCTCACCTTCCCACCAATCAAAATCACCATCTCCTTCATCAGTTGTAAAAATTTGTGATGCTAAGTCACCATTAGGTGCTTCAACGGTAGTTTTATATTTGTAGACACCTGTTTCAGAAAAACCTACCCTATAAACAACAGTATATGTTTTTGAATCAACAGGAATTAAATTTTGGGAAGTTAAATTACCTTTTTCTAAACTATCAATATTATTTTTAATTAATTGATAATAATATGCGATTTCTTCTGTGTTCTGAATTATCTCATAATTACCCAACAAATCTACAACATCATCTTCCAAAAACGATTTGAACTGTCGCAAGTTTGTTAAAGAACCTGGGTGATTCTTTGATAACCTATAAATAAATTTTATTAAATTTATCTTATTCATTTTTTCCAATATAATCTTCAACCATTATTTGTCTAGTAATTTTGTCCTCACTTCTAAAAACATCTAAAGATTTACCACTATTTAAAATATTTTCAATATCCTCTTGAATGTATCTTAAATCATCTCTACCCTTTTCAACGAAAGGTACCCACAATAATGACGATGTAATTGTGTCATTGTATTTAAACCAACCTTCCATATAAGGTTCTAATGTTAGATTTTCTGACTCAACTATTTTTGGGATAGAATATACAAGGTTTATTAAAATTAATTGGGGATATTCCGACAATTGTTCTTCATAATCACTAGGAAAATTATAACCAATAACAAATGGATATTTTTTTTTCAAATTAGACATTCCCAACCTGAAAATAGGATTTGATTTTAATCTTTGTTTATCCATTTTTAGTGACAAATATATTATTCGTTTTTACCAAAGTAACTTCTACGTTGATTAATTTGTCTCATCAATTCTCTCATCTTCATTACATGCTTTTCAAGGTCATCTTGCATTTTTTCGTATTGGTCCTCAAGTTTCCTCAAAGAACCTTCAGCAGGTTTCCTACCTCTACGTTTTGGTTCACTTGGTACTGATGGTTCCATGGTTGGAGCCATTGATGGTTCAACATCCATAGTTTGTGTCATAGACAAATCCGCAAAACCTGTTTTTGGTTTGTTCTTAGAACCTGGCTTTCTACCTCTTGGTCCTTTAACCCAATCATCGGGTTTATTCCAATTTTTAATTTTTTCCGAAATTACGGGATATCTTTGACTAATTAGGGTCAAGAATTTTTGAGATAATCTACCATCAATTTCGTTTAACCAATCTTCCAAGTAAGAGAATCCTAAAATAACATCTTCATTGTTAGTAACATCTTCACCTCTATCAAGTAGGTATTTTCTGAAATCAGAATACATTGGCATTCTAACAACCATATTAGGGTCACCACCAAATTCATCCAATAACCAATTAGGCATTTTTTTAGTTATTACCTCAAACTTATCGTCTGTATATCTTCTTTCGGTAATTAACTCATCGTAATAATCTGAGAATTTCATAAGTATATTTTTTTAATAAATATTAAATTAGATGAAAGTATTTATTATTATGGAGGTAAAAGTAAAATATAAGGACTGCAATAAGTTAGAAAGTAGTCATAACACCATAATTGATTTTATAAAACACCTCCAAAGTAAGTTTCCACTGAAAAATAATATCTCAATTATTTTTTTAGGTAAAAAGTTAAACGGGATGACAACAGGGTCAAGAACTGATAATAGTGAGTTAAGAATTTTAGTTCAAAACCGAATCATTAGAGACGTTTTAAGAACCTTATCACACGAATGGGTACACGAGTATCAAATAGATGTTTTAAACAGAGACAAGGGTCCTGACATAGGTGGTAAGAATGAAGACGAGGCTAATGCCTATTCAGGAAGATTGGTAAAACAATTTGAAAAGAAAAACCCCTATAAAAGAGAGGTTGTTTACAACTCTTTTGAATAATTAATATCTTCCAGTAAGAAAGACAAATACCACTTCAGGAATTTTAGTACAAATAGCGTCGTTACCATTTTTATCTACACACGCATATTCAGGTAAATCTTTTGCCCATCTTCTCATTTGTCTTGGGCCGGTCATCAAACGATTTGCAACATAATCTCTATTCCAAAGTTTGTCTCTATCATAATATTCTTCGGTGATAACTTTTTTCACCAAATCAACTAATTCAGATTCTGTCAATTTAATAATTTTTTTTCCCATAACTATTTTTTTCTAAACTTAACCATTAATCCATCAAAATCACTGCCCATAACATCTCTATTAAATAAAAATGAACCTCCTTTTGGATGCCAATCATAAAAAAATTTAGACTCTCTTGGAAAATCTTTTTTAAAGTCTTCATAGTTTTTATAGATTTTATCAAACTCATATTTTTCAATTGTCATTGGGTCAACCGATTCAAAATTTGAATCAACAAAAGAATCGTAATCAACCCCAAAAATCTTTTCGGTGTAGTCAAACTTTTCAAATTTTTCAACAGGTGGTTTATCTAATATTTTTGAAACCAATCTGTTTATGTCGGAAGTTTCTGGCTTAGCAGTTTTCATGTCTTTATTTTGTAAAAAATTGTATAGATTATGTCACCATACCTTCCGGTTTTGGTGTCATTCTTTTTAGTTTTTATAATGGTAGATTCAACATCAATTAAATCTCTAACTTTTCCTCCCTGAACAATCTCAACATATTTGGCACTTTTTGGTATTTGTTCTGCGGAAACACTAGAACCATTACAAAATTTGTAATAGTTGATATTATCAGGACTCCAAGGAGTTAAAGTTTTACAATTTACAGTGAATGTACCTTTTTTATTTGATTTTTTAATTGATGGTTCTGGCTCAACTTTTTTACTAACACCCATGGGTTTATCTATCTCATACCACTCACCATCTTTTTTGTATGATACAAAACATTTACATCCACCTTGGTTATATTGCCATATATTAAGACTCCCTGTGGCACCACTTTTAGAACTTTTCACTTGTAATGGAAAATATTGACCATCTCTTAAAATTAAAACGTCAATACCCAACATATCTACAATTCCAAAATCATCACCAAAAGGAATAAATTTTTCACCTTTTTCTGACAAATAATTTAAATACTGTTCTTCATTTTTATCACCAACAATTTTGATTTTCTCAATCGTATCAACAATCTTTTTTCTAATGTGATTTGGCTTAACCAATACATCTCTTAGATAACCAACTAATTTATCCAAACCTAAAACGTTTCTGAAAAATAAATCAACAATTTCTTCAGGTGATTTTGTGGGTTCATAGTGAATGGCATATTCGGTCATCAAGATTGATAAACCTGAAATATTTGTGTTGAGTCTATTTAGTAACGAATAATTCAACACCTCACCATCTTCCGTTACTTTCTTGTAAAGTAACATGTATTTTCCTTTAGATTGTAAATCCCTCAACGAATTAGTCGCCCTTTCTTTAAGAGTCACACAAGAAGGTGATACTTTATTGATAAGTTTTTCCAAGTCATAAACTTTACGAGTATAAATTTCTTGGAAATTTTTAATATTTTTATAAATTACTTTATACTCTCCCTCAGTTTCTTCTGCAACAAGATTTAATGCTCTCTGAATTCTCCTGAATAAATTATTCCATTCTGTGTCATTGTTCTTACGGGGTTTACTTTTCAGAATATCATATACCGACTTACAGAATTGGTTGGATGACGAGTCCGTAAACGTTTTACATGCGTCCGCAGCAAAATCTGAAGCTTCGGTAATTAAAACTTTTAATTGGGATTCTGAAATTAAAATTTCCATAGGTATGATAATAAATACCCACTAACCACCATTATTTTCTATGGTATAGTAATCCTTTGTGTCTAATAAAGTTAAACCCTACTTGAAAGCTTGGGTAATGTGACAAAGCAAATGTTTCGGTTTCTCCACTGTTGTATTTTAAAACCAACTTGTCATCTTTAATAAAAATTGTTCCTCTAATCTCTTCTTCCATATTAATAATATACTAAATTTTGCACAATAAAAAACCCCTCTTTATTGAGGGGTTTAAAGTTTATTGATTTGCGAAATATCCTCTCATTGCGGATTCCAATTTTTCAGGACTAACATTATCAATTATTTCAATAATTTTTTGATTGATTAGGTCAACCACTTCCGCGGAATCATATGGTTTTGGGTAAGACACCAAAATCTGAGGTCTTGCTTTGTTACAATACTCATAACTTAATTCAATCCCCATAGGATTAACTTTAGCATTTTTACAGAATTGTTTTTCAAATCCCATATCTTTAAGAGTCTCCACAATTTCAGGGTCAGGACCACCAACAGCACTCTTTAAATCATCATATCCTTTTACAGCATTTTTTACGGGGGCATTTTGTTCTGAAATAACTCTTCTGACAATATTCTTAATATCAGTTTCAGTTAATCTAATTACTCTTTTTTTCATAAAAACAAATCTATTATTTGTTTATAAATACCAAGTTAATTATAATAGGTCGGGAATTTATTTCTTAAAAAGTCAAATATTTTCATCTTACCCCAAGTCTGTAATCCCTCCTCGTCATCAAACCAATGAATATTACCGAGGTCAAAGTTTTTGTTTTCCATTCTTTCGGTTTCAGGGTTGAAAAACATTATCTGAGCAAAACCGTTATTATCATCAACATTGAATCTAACCTTAGGTATTAGTTTCTCTTCTTTTTTTAATCTTTGGATTAATTTGTCCAATTCAGATTTTCTTTCTTTAATCATGGACTTTAATTGTCCTATAAGAAATTCTTGACTATAAACAAAATCATCAAATTCCCCTTGGAACATTTTATTGGCAACTTCCAATAATTGTCTTTCAGAAATTAATAGTTTCATTTTTGTTTTTCTTATTGATTGAAGTTCTGATTGTTGGTTTTAGTTTTAACTTTACCATATTATCAGAATTTACTTAATAAATACTCAACACTACAACATTTTGTCATTCGTCCTCTAAAGAGTCACTGAATGTGATTGGTTTCGTTTTAGAAATGGAAGGGGTGACTTCATCATCATAATCTTCTTCAAACATCGTTCATTAGTTTTAGGTTAAGTAACAAAGATATACAAAAAACCCGAGACTTTCATCTCGGGTCTTATTTTTTATTTACTTGTTTTTAATACTTTTCGTGTTGTTCCGTCATTGTATTGGTAAATCAAGACTTCGTTTTCCCTAACATGATATACAGGTCTACCCATCATATCATACATTCCAATCAATTTAGGGTCACCTTTAATAACTTCATTAACACCTGATGTTGGTTGACAAGTTACAGTTACAAAATTAGAATACGCAGTATCACATCCACCACATTTATTTCTAGCTATAACATATACTTTATACTTGCCTGTATCGGTAAATACTTTAGTGAAAGTTCTTGTTGTAAATGTATCAGTCCATTTTCCAGTCTTGAAACTATAAATGTAAGAGGTATAACTAATACAACTATCAATAGAACCTAATTCAAATTTATACACATTACATGGCATTGGTTTACCATACCCAAAACCAAGTTTAGACCAATCACATTTAGGTTTTGTAGTTGTTTTACAAACGTCTAACTTCCTAAACATGAATGTATCTTGAGCAATACATTTGTTCCACCACTGAGCAATCATCAACACACGACCTGAATTCTTAAAAGTATAATCTACAACTCGTGTTTCGGTATAATCTAAAAAATCAGCATCTGGAAAATTGTACTCCATTCCAATTTGATAATCAGTCAATGAATCCCACTCACCTTGAGTCATTTTAGCCATCCAAGGTCCTGAATAGAACATCAAGTAATAATCCATACAAGTGTCTTTTACTGAAAAACCTTTAATATAACTCAACTCAAACTTATATTTTTTACAATTTGAAGTTGACGGAGTACTGGTTACTTTAGCCCCTGGAAATTGAACTATGTTTACTTCACGGTATAAGGTGGTATCACATTTTTCACATCGGTTCCATACCTTCAAATACATTTTGTATTTACCCTTTTTGTTAAATTGAACCTCACAGATACCTCTGTTGTCAAATACAGTATCGGTTTTCTTAGTTTGAAAATCATAAACCATAAACATCCAATCAACACAAGTGTCATCTAATACTTTGCCACTTACATACCATTTATAGTAGTTACGTTCATTCCATTGTTGGAGTTTTAATGTGTTCCAATCACATTTTGCGGATAAAGACAGTGCTGTCGTCAGGACAAACACAAGAGTCATTAGTAGTTTTTTCATATATGTTTTTTTGTTTTATTTGTCTATCTGTTATTGCTATAATAGCAATGAAAACCCCGATTAAAATAAATGCGTATGGATTCAGTTTCATAATTAACAAATATAGACATAAAAATCTGAAAAAACGTGTCTTTTATATGTAAAAAAACCCTCACGATTGGTGAGGGTTAGTTTTATTTATCAATTTTACTCCACCATTCATTTGGTTCAGAAGGCATTGTTAATCCACCAATCAAATTCGCATCCTTCAAATGTTCCATCTCAACAACTTCACTCAAACTATCAGGGAGATAAAGTAATGTTGGATTTTTCTTTTGAATGTCAACTTCAGGATATTGTTTTTTAAACTCCATCACGTCAAATCTCTCAGTGATTAAATGGTATCCACTTTTAGTTGGGATAACTTTAATTACTTTGGGTACGTAGTCGTGAGTAACATTCACAGTACCATCAGATAAATGGGTATGAATCTCAGACCTTGTTAAAAATGGACGACATTCATTGTTTATCACATTCATGATTTTTAACAACTCATCATCATCTTTAGTATCAATGTCAACAATCCAACGTTTCTCCAAAGTTTTAAGTTGACCAACAACTGAATCAAATAGGTGTTGTTGTTTATGTTGACCATTACGAATCTTTTCGGCAAGAGCAACCATCATATCCAAAGACACATCATGATGATTTTGTTTTTGAACGTGAATGTAAGCACGAGCTTTAAACATCTCACAGAGTTGCATGATTTCTTCATATCTCTTTTCAAGATACTCAATACTCTCAACACAGTAAGTTTTGATTGTACGAACCGATTGGTGATTTGCTTTGTCTGTAGTTTGGTCTTTTTTCCTCTTAAAGACGTAAAGCATGTAAAAATCACCTTCTTTTTCAAAGTTCAACAGGGGTTTGATAAGTTCAAGGTTGTTAATCATCTTCGTAATGGTTTATTGTCCACACAAAGATAATCAAAATATTCAATTAAAAAAATTAGTCCTCATCAAAATCTTCCTCGTGGCTCATACCTTTGATTCTGACGGGGAAACTTTTTTCCAAATAAAACATAAATAACTCATCGGCATCAAGTCCAAATATGTCACCCAAGGTCAAATGAGGTGATTTTGTACCCAAATTATTCCACAAAACACCGGATTGGTTCAATTCGTAGGGTGGAACAATTCTTTTACCGTGAGGTTCAGGGGCATAATCTTCGTTTGTACCCCAAAAATTGGTATATCTTTTATCTGATAATGACTCCATAACAATTTCTCCAAACATTTGTTTGATGTATTTGTCAATTAACTTGTATAATCTATCGTCTTGTATTGCGTAATTCATGTTACTTTATAAATTAATACCATTTCATCAACCAAATTTAATGTGTAAACACCATCAAAATAAGATAGTTCCTCAACATATTCAGGTAATTTTTGTTTAAAATAATAAATAAGTGACGGTCTCAAAATATATGTTGGGACAGAATATACATCCTTAATATCATCAAATATACGACGTGATATTTTCACCTCTTTAGTTGTTGGATTAAAACTAAAATCCGCCCACCAATACTTACCCAAATGTCCCAACGATTTTTCATACTCCTCGCTAGTTGACACCATATATTCATCAGGACTTTCAGATGTTGAAACAACAACCAAATCACCCAAAATCATTTCAAAGACTCGGTTAACGAACTTTTGTAATTTTTTATCTGATATTTGATATTTCATTCCCTAAATTTCGTGTCCGTAAGAGTTGTAAATTTTATCAATAAGTCTATTGAATACTTTTGAAAAATAAAACTTTAAAACCTCTACGGATGTCAAATCAATAATATCATCAATAAAACCTATTAATTGAGTTGAATTAAGATATATTTTGGTACCTAATACAGTAAATGGTGGAAATTCTTCAACAGAAAAAAATCCGTGTTCGGCATAAAAAGCGTTATCAATAATAGTATAATTACCGAATTCTTCACGCATGATAACATCAATAACGTTAAAGAGTCTTTTATCGGTTATAGAATATATCATACAATAATAAATACCTTAAAAATGAATAACCCCCAATTAAATCGGGGGCTACTCTATATTAGGAAATCAAGCGGGTTATATTTATAAATATGGAACAAAACTCTCTAAGCAAACTACTCAATGGTGTTTTATTAAAAAAATATTCTTGTATCAATGACATTGTTGTTCTTTATAATGAAATTACCCCAAATGCATACGTCGTAACTGTTTATGTGATACCTGTAAGTAGTTCAAAAGGTTTTGAAGATTGTAACAGGGATTATCCTAAAATTAAAAACGATATTATTGAATTAGCGGACTCTATGGGGATACATATTCATAGTATATCTCAAGCAAGTCGTTCATAAAATTACCCACCTATCATGTAGGTTGATTATTAAAATAACTCATCATCTTCATCTTCATCCTCATCTTCATCCTCATCTTCATCTGAAGGGACGTAATGTTGAAAAATATCATCGGAATAATAATCTTTAATTAAATTTTCCAATTCATCTTCATCTTGAATTAAGGCATCGTTTTCGGGTAAAATACTAGTAAGATTATTCACAACAATGCCGATAACATATGTTGCAAAATCAAACATATCATCAAACATTGATTGTTCATCTCCCACTTCATCAACAGCCTCTTCCAATAATTTTTCAATTAATGGTATTCTTCGTCTGAAATACAAGGGAATTTCATCATTTTCTTGTTCTAATATAACATCTTTAATTAGTTCAACTAATTGAGATTCAGTAAGAGTAATTTTTTTCTTCATAAAATCATTCATCAAAAAAGATTGGTTTATTTATCTTTGGGTTCATAAATGTTTTCACTTTGTGGTTAAAATTATCGTTCACCCACTGAACAAAAATCGGGTACCACCTATCACCAAACAAATCAGTTAAAATGGGTATAACATTATCATCATCGGCAAGTAAAAGTGGCGCAGCATTTCTTAATCTATTTGAGTCTCTAAAATAATTTTCAAAATATATTGCAAAAAACTCGTCAAAATTATCATCGTGATAAGTTATTTTAGTGATAACATCACTGTTTCTAAATTCCAAATCAGGGGTACTTTTAATGGTATCCTTATCAATTATCTTACCGATGGTTCGGTAGATAAGATTATTTAATTTTTTTTCAGGGATACTGTAGTTCATTAGTCTAATGTCTTAATCGGTACGTGGAAATTATTTTCAAACCATTCTATAAATACGGGTTCCCATTTATTACCAAACAAATCATGCATTTCATATACAAATTCTCTATCATTTATCACTAAAAGGGGACACATTTTGGAATATTTGTCTGTATAAATAAAATAATCCTCAAAATATACCATAAAAACAAGTTCTCCCTCCTCATCTCTGTAAGCCAAAGCATTTTCATCATTATCATCTGCATCAAGTAAGGGCTCCACATACATTTTTTGGGGGTCATAAGCCACGTCAATTGCTTTCAAGATGACGTTATTTAATCTGTTTTCAGGGATACTGTAGTTCATAAATTATTCACCCCTTAATTCTTTTTCTTTTTGATTACGTAATTTACCCAAATACATTTTTTCAATCCACTCGTCACTTCTTTTTTCTATATCATCTCTTTTAAATAACGTACCGGTAACAATATAATCAATCATTTCATCTCTGGTAATATCATCAGGTTTTGTTGGTGGTGGGACACATACATCAGCGGTTTTGGGGTTAAGACTCAATTCATCAACATCAATATCATTTCTACCAAACATAGTCCTCGCATCAGCTAATTTTGTATCCTCAAACCACTGAAGTATCAAATGAGACAAATAAGTCGCTCTGATGGGTACAATATCCAAAATATCTCTAAATTTATCTTCAGGCATCATTAACACACCATGGTTAAATGGTCGTTCTTCCATTTTTCTTTCATCTCCACCAAAAGCTTGAATCTCTTCAAAAAATAAAGCTAAACTCATTATTTCTTTTCCACCCTTACACCATTCCAAATCGTGTCTGGATACAAAATGTTCTATACGATAGACTTCAGAACCCCCAATATATCTATTCAAAAGATTATAAACCAATTTTTCAATTTCAGATGTTGGTTTGTTGTATTTACCACTCATCTGTTCCATCATATCATGGATTCTTGATACTTGTTCTTGTAGGTTCATATCTTATAAATACCCCCACAAATAAAAAACCCCTCTTTAAGGGAGGGGATATATTAAAGATAATAATTAAGAAACTCTTTTAAATTGTTTAAAATTCATCGTCATCATCGTCCCGATTCCACATACCCAGTAAAACATCATCGTATTCCATACGAAGGTCATCAATATCAAAACCCATTTCCTCAAGTTGCATTTCAACCGGTGAAAATACATCTTGCATCCAATCGTATGGGTCATCATAATCTTCTTGTGGAGTTGATTCAGCCTCCCTCATAAGCATACTAATAATAACTTCAGGTGTAATCTCACCTTCTTGTTCTTTAATAACTCGTTTAACAATACGAACCAAATCGGCTTCTGTTAATCTTACAACTTTTTTCATGGTTTAATAATAAATACTTTTAATTACTATTTGAATTCCAATGGAATACCAATTAAATGGTATTCATATTCTTGATTTTGAAAATTGAAATTACCTGTCTTCAATACTTTTGAACCAACATTTTTTGATAACGAATTATTTTTAGCTTGTTGGGGTTGTCCTTTTGGGTTAAATACAATTGAAAGAAAATTATATCCCGAAGTATTTGGGTTTGTATATGTTGCATTTATAGCTAATTCAAGACCATTACCAGAATCTTTAATTGAAACTGAATTAACAACTATATTTGGAAATCCTTTTAAGTATTGTTGATTTTTAATGAATTTTTTAAATCGTGCGTTTAAGTCATCAGGATTACTACCTGAAGCTCCCAATGATACTGTTTTATTAAGGTTCTGAGACAATCGTTGTTCTCTTTGATAATTTGGTACATTACCAATTAGCGGAACATTAGTAGTTTCTTGTGGTGCGGTTTGTTCTTTAATAACTCTTTTAACAATACGAACCAAATCGGCTTCTGTTAATCTTACAACTTTTTTCATAGTTTAATTTTATAATAAATACCATCACCAAGCCAAAATCCATTCCCATTTTAGCCAACAGAAAATAATTTCTTTATCTCCGTTTAATAACCTATCGTGGGTTACCTTAACGGTGGGAAACACATAAAACTGTGCATAGATTTCACAACGGTTAATTTTCATTTCTTGTTGTTTATCTTTTTAAGAAACGTTTTCATATTCTGTCTTATTCTTTCTCTACTTTCTGCAACCTTTTCAGGTGGTATTATCTCATACCTTTCCTTGTTTATGCTTTCAAAATTTATCTTAACTCGTTTACTCATTTCTTGTTGATGTTACTGGTTATAAAATTGTTTTGTCTTAACTACTTTTCCGTTTACAAGAATTTCTCGTAATCCTCTATCATTACCTATACCCATACTTTTATGAACAGGATGAGCATCCACAAATGCTCCATCAATGGGATTCCAATGGATTCTACTTTTCCAAGGCTTCTTTGTTTCAAACGGCATAGTGAGTTCCACTTCATCGGCAGCATATAATTTGTTTCCAACACTATCTTCACCGAGGTAGTATTTCAGTTTATGATATTTTTTCCATTTTCTAAAAGATGTCATTTGCCTTCTTTATATGTTTGTTCAAATATATCAACAATATAGTTTCTAGTA